GCCCAGACCGTAATCGTGGCCCACGTGGCGCCGGCTGCTGTGACGGGACCACTAATCTGATGCCTGGACGACAACACATAGACCGGACGGCACTCTGATGGCAGACCTGCCAAGCGGTCGCCTCGTTGGCGGGTTCGGGTACAAGTATCCGTTCGTCGTGTCGTCGGAGGCGATCCACACGTTCCGCTCGGGCTCGCGCGAACGCGGCGCCCAATTCGCCCGCCACGAGGTGATTGGGCAGAAGGCCCGACTCGAACCGACGCGCACAGATCTGGACGAGATCACGCTGGAAGTGGTCTTGGACCAAGCGCTCGGGGTGCCGCCGAGTCTCGTGGCGTACATGTTGAACCAGATCAAAGAGCTGCACGAGACTTGGCCGCTCTTCATCGGGCCCTACCCGATGGGCGAGTTCGTGATCGTGAGGATTTCGGAGGGGTGGGACACCTTCGGAAGGCTCGGCGCAATCGAACGGATGACCGTATCGATCACGTTCCTGGAGAATGCCGACGGCAAGCTGACCGCGCGGGCGAAGGCGGCGGCAAAGAGCGCGTGGGGGAGGGTGACCAGTGGCCTCGGTTGACGTCACGGCCGGCGACTACGCGATCAACTGGGCGCCGGAAACCGAGGCGGACGAGATTGTTCAGAACGTCGCCTTCCTGATCTCGACAGCGGCGGCGTCAGTTCCCCTCGCGCGGTCCATTGGCGCGAGCGATGCCGTAGATGCGCCCATGAGCCAGGCCAAGGTGATGCTCATGACCGACGTCTACCGCGCGATCTCGCAGTTTGAGCCGCGGGCGACGGTGACAGAGATCAGCTTCGACGAATCGGACGTTCTGGATGGCCAGCTTCGCCCGACGGTGAGGATCGAAATATGAGCAACCCCAGTGGCCTTCCCGACCTGGTTTTCGTCGAGCGCGACACCGCGACGATCGAGGCGTCCATGCTGTCGATCGTCGAGGGCGAGTTGTCCAAGGCGGCGAATCGGACAGTGACGCTCACCTTGGCGGACCCTCGGCGGGCCGTGGTGAGCGCGGCCGTTCTGCTGTTCGCGCAGGCATACCAGAACATCAACTTCGCAGGACGCCAGAACACGCAGCCCTATGCGATCGGTGACTTCCTGCTGGCGATGGGAAAGCTGGTGTTGGGCGACAAGGCCGACAAGCTCCCGGCCTCCCACGCCGTGAGCACCGAGAGGTTCACTCTCAGCGCGGCCCGATCGTCGGTGACTACGATCGCCGCTGGATATCGGCTATCGGCGGGCGGCGTGCTCTTTGAGACGACGGAGGACGTCGAGATCGCGATCGGCGACTTGACGGGCGATGCGAGGATTCGAGCCGTCGAGGCGGGGACGTCGGGCAACGACTTTGTTCCGGGCCAGATCAACGCCATGGTGAACCCGATTCCATTCATGGCGTCGGTGACGAACCTGACGAAGTCCCAGGGCGGCGCCCCTGAGGAATCGGATGACGACTACCGCGAGCGTATCCGGAACGCGCCCAATTCATTCTCCGTGGCCGGGCCCGAGGAGGCCTATGCGTTCTGGGCCAAGAGCGCCAGCTCGGCGATTGCTGACGTGTCGGTGATTACCGATGCGTCCTCGCCCGGGGTGGTCACCATTGTCCCGCTGCTTGCGGGCGGTGTGATACCCGGGATGGAGATCTTGGATCTCGTATACGCGGCCGTGAGCCCAAAGAACAAGCGCCCGCAGACGGATCTTGTACAAACGGCGGCGCCCGAGGCTGTTTCTTATGACGTCGGGATCACCTATTGGGTCGACAAGAGGGACGCCAAGAAGTCGGCGACGATTCAAGCGGGCGTCGCGCAGGCCGTGGACGACTATGCAGCCTGGCAGCGCGCCGCCCTCGGACGCGACGTCAACCCGGACCAGTTGCGGGCGATGGTGATGGCCGCCGGCGCGAAGAGACTGACCGTCGCATCGCCAGCGTTCACGGCGTTGAGCGGGTACCAGGTTGCCCAAGAGGGCGCGCTGTCGGTGACCTACGGGGGGCTCGAAGATGCGTAGCCTTTCGGACGTCAGCCTCCTCGAATTGGTCCCCTCGAATCTTCGGCAGGACCCGTTCGTCGCCGCCTTTTCCAAGGCGTTCGACTACGAGTTTCGCCTGCTGGTCGCGGCCATTCCGAAGATCATCCTATTCGCCAACATCAACAACCAGCCCGCCGAGGTGCTGGACTATCTCGCCTGGCAGCTGGGGGCGGACTTCTACGACCAGAGCGCTGACCTGACGGCAAAGCGCGTCCTCATTTCCCAGGCTCTCTACTGGGCGTCGATCAAGGGGACGCCCCATGCTATCGAGCGCGTGATCTCGATTGTGTTTGGAGACGGCACGCACGAGGACTGGTTCGAATATGGCGGGGAGCCGTTCCACTTTCGCGTGCGGGTGTCAGGCGGGCGCTTCCCGGATTCGACGAAGTACGACCTGTTCATGCGCATGATTCGGGCCGTGAAGCGCGCATCCGCTGTACTCGAATCAATCACCGTCGAGCAATCGGGCGATCTTCCCTTGAACTTCGGCGGGACTCTGCAAATCGGGGAGACCGTCACGCTGGGGAGCGCCTAGTGAAAACCCTTCCGAACTTCACGATCACCGCGTCTGGCCTGGAAATGCAGGTGCAAGCGCAGCTCGGCGGGACATTGCAGTTCACGCGGATTGCGATTGGAGCCGGGCAGGCTGCGAACTCGTCCACTGCGACCGATCTTGCCGACGAGCGGATGACGGAGGACATTCGGAGCTTTTCGAGTTCAGGCGGGGGCAGTGTGCACCTGGGCGTGGTGTTCTCGAACGTCGGCCTGGTGGATGGATTCGGGATCTCGGAAGCCGGCGTGTTCGCCCGCGATCCAGGGACAGGCGTCGAGCGGCTTTATGCGTACACCAAGGTCGCGGCGCCTGCGACTCCTGACTGGATGCCGGCCTATTCTGCGCGCCCGGTTGAGCAACAGGTGTTCGCGGTCATGGCCATCGGGTCCGCGTCCAACGTGACCGCGGTCATCGACGACACGGTGATTCTGGCGACGAAGGATGACGTCAGGTTTCCGACGAACCACACAGACCTGCAGACGACGCCGACAACTGCGGCCGTGACCATTCGGCAGAAGGTCGGCGCGAGCTACGTTGACGGGGTCAAGATCATGGGGTTCGGCGGGATTGCGATCCCAATTGCGCAAGGGAGCGTACCAACGCCGCCCGCTGGAACCGCGTACCTGTACGCGCGGACCAATGGGCTTCCGGCGCCCAGCACGCGCCTTTCCGTGTGCGTGAAGCTTCCCGACGGCAACGACGCCGTGATCTGCACGGGGGATCCATCGTGAGAAAAGGACACGTCATTGGAGGGGCAAAGGGTCAACACGCGATCGGCGTTCACCGCACGGTGGTTTTGGGCGGGATTCAGCTGTTCGTGTACGACGTCCGCTGTGAGGACTGCGGGTCGATGCTCGGAAACGTGACCCACAGCGTGCCCAAGTTGGGTCACGACCCCGCAGATTGCGGCCTGATCTGTGGGGCGTGCTTCGCAGCTCGCAACGAGCCCGAGGAGGCATAGCGATGTTCTACGGAAACGGACACATCAGGCACCCGTTCCCCGGGCCGATCGACGGCGATCTCACTCTGGCCAACACGAGCGGGTCAGACCAGGACACGGTCATGACCCGGCCGATGTACTACGCGAACGTCACGCTGACCGCAACGGGAGCCGGGAAGCAGTACCTGACGACGAACGGTTTCCTCTTGGCTGTGTCCGAGGTCCTCCGGCCGACCAACAACAAGTGCGTGGTCAGGTGCCGAAACTCGCTGAATGGGAGCGCGGGAACGACGGCGAATGGCGCCGGGGCTGTCATCACGGGCGGTCCATATGTTCGCGGTGGCGCGGGTGGAAACGGGGGAACGGCGTCGAGCGGAACACCCGCTACAAGCGGAAGTCAGCCGACCGGAAACACGCCACCCTACTCAAACTGGGGAGGGAACGGCGGGGCAGGCGGGGCAGGAGGGAACGGAGGCAGCGCCGGGTCGCTCGGCGGTACAGGTGGAGATGCGCCCGCGGCCGTCTCGTATTCGCTCACGGACTACCTGTCTCCGTCTCACCCGCGCACCGCCGACGGCTACACGATCAATCTGAACACCCTGGCGTTGCGACATCTGTTCGGGGGAGCGGGAGGATCTGGCGGGCGCGGTGGTGGCCAGAGGTCCACGAGCGACACGTCTCTCTATTTCTATGGCG